ACGTGATGGGCAAGGTGCCGGAACTTGCACTGGGCTTCGGCGGCGGCGTTGGTGCCTTTCAGTCGATGGCGAAGATATACAACGTCGTCATGTCGGAATACTGGCAGATCATCCAGAAGGCGCTTGAGCCAAGGTTCATCGATCAGGCGTGGAAAAACTGGGAAGCGTTTGGCAAGAAGTCCGGGCTGTTCGCGGACGACTGGCTGGCGTCCGAGGCGGTCAAACTGGCCTGGCGCGACCGGCATCCCGGCATTCGTGGCTGCTGGTACGACGCCGAGTCCTGCGCCATCAAGGCAATCCAGAATCCTGGTCGCTGGTTTACGTTTGCGAAGGGCAAGTGCGCTTTCGGGGCGGCCTACGTGGGCGCGAAGCAGTTCCTCGTCTCCCGGCTGCCGAGTGGCCGGCGAATCTATCGGGCGGATGTACGCCTGAAAGCCGTGACGAAATTCGGCAAACCGTCCTTCGAAATTTGGTTCAAGACGGTCGACAGCATCACGAAGCAGTGGATCGAGACGAACACCTATGGCGGCGACCTGTTTCAGAGCTACGTGCAAGCCGCAGCGTGCGACATCATGCGTAACGGTTGGGCCAACGTAGAAGAAGACGGGTTCGATGTCGTCCTGTCGGTGCACGATGAAGTCGGTGCGGAAGGCGACGAAGACCGTTCATTGGACGACTTTATCGCCGGGATGGAGCGCATACCGAAGTGGGCGGAAGGATGCCCCGTGTCGGCAGCAGGTTACGTCGCAAAGCGGTACAGAAAGGACTGATATGAGACAATCCCGCCTGATGAGTATCGTCGAGTCGCTGACAAACGTGATTGTCGGTATCGGGGTCGCCTATCTTACCCAGGTGATCGTGTTCCCGTGGTTCGACATTCACGCGGATACGCGGACGCATATCTCGATCACGCTGATCTTCACTGCCGTATCGCTTTTGCGGTCGTACATTCTCCGACGCACGTTCAATCGTTTTGTGCGATAATTCAACTTTCAGTTTAAGAAACGACCTATGATTGACTTGAGACTTGGCAACTCGCTAGATGTTCTTCGCACGATGCCCGACAACAGTATCGACGCGGTGGTGTGCGATCCGCCCTACGGAATTTCCTTCATGTTGCGTACTTGGGACTACGATATTCCGAGTGTCGACATCTGGCGCGAATGCCTGCGCGTGTTGAAGCCAGGCGGTCATCTACTCGCCTTCGCTGGTACACGGACGCAGCACCGGATGGCCTGCGCGATTGAGGACGCCGGGTTTGAAATCCGCGACATGATTGCGTGGGTGTATGGGTCGGGGTTTCCGAAAAACATGGACGTAAGTAAGGCGATTGACAAGGCGGCGGGTGTAGATAGGGAGGTGCTTGGTGTTGACCCTGTGCGTTTTGCGCGGCTCAAGAATCAGGTCAACGGCAGCACGTCTACCGGCGAACAATGGGCGCACGGCGGGCGCGACGTGACGATCACCGCCCCCGCCACCGAGCAAGCAAAGCAGTGGGAAGGTTGGGGAACCGCGCTGAAGCCCGCACTTGAGCCAGTTACGGTAGCCCGGAAGCCGATCACCGGAACCGTTGCGGCCAACGTGTTGGAGCATGGAACCGGGGCGATCAACATTGACGGGTGCAGGGTCGGGGAACGTGACCGGACGGACTATGGGCTGGCGAACAGTAAGCGTTCGCAAGGCACTTGTTACGGTCAACCGTCTGAAAGTGCCGATTTTGATAGCACAAAAGGTCGCTTCCCGGCCAACCTGATTCACGACGGCAGCGATGAAGTGATCGGCCTGTTCCCCGAGTCCAACGGATCGGGTGGAAGTGTGCCGAACGTGAAGATCAGCGGATACGGTGATGGTGTCGTTGGAACAGGGAAGTCCGATTACGTCGGTGGTGAACGGAAGAAGGTCAACTGCGGTACGGGAAGTGCCGCACGCTTCTTCTATTGTGCCAAGGCCAACAAGAAAGACCGTGGCGAGGGCAACAGCCATCCTACCGTAAAGCCTACCGACCTGATGCGTTACCTGTGTCGCCTCGTTACTCCTCCGGGTGGGATCGTCCTCGATCCGTTCATGGGTAGCGGTAGCACAGGGAAGGCTGCAGTCGCCGAGGGCTTCCGGTTCGTCGGGATTGAAATGATCGAAGAGTATTTCGCTATCGCCTACGAGCGGATTACCGGGGAACCGTATCTGGACGAACTGATATGACCGAATCCCCGATTGAAAAGTACGTCGTCGAGCGGGCGGAAGCTGATGGCTGGTTCGCCCGCAAGATGCGGTGGATCGGTGTCGACGGTGCGCCGGATCGGTTCTTCGCAAAGGCCGGGCGGATCGTCCTGATCGAGTTCAAAACACCGGGCGGCAAGGCGCGGAAGCGTCAGAAGGAAGAACACCACGAACTGTTGGCTGCCGGTGTTGAAGTCCATGTTGCGGATAATCCGCTGACTGCTTTGCGGATACTATGCGTAAATACGAAGAACTGAGAAGAATCCAGCACGTCGCAATCGATCAGGTAGTCGGCAATCCAGGCTACATGCTCGCCCTCGATATGGGCTTCGGGAAGACGGCTATCGTCCTGACGGCGATCCGACATTTGCTCGACACGCTCCAGGTGTCGCACGTTATCGTCGTCGCCCCGCTGCTGGTGGCCGAAGAGACGTGGCCGAACGAGATCGAGTCGTGGGAGCATACCTGCGTCCTGGATTACGAAGTCGTCACAGGGGATGCCGAGCGCCGGGAGCAACGTGCTCGCCGGCTGGCCGAGGTGTCCATAACCAACGTCGAGAATCTGGTTTGGTTGACCGAACTGTGGGGCGACGACTGGCCCTACGACATGGTTGTGATCGACGAGAGCAGCCGGTTCAAGAATCCGAAGAAGAAGACCAACCCGAGCAAGAAGGTCGTCGAGAAGGTGATGATGGACACGCTCGCCAGTCTGCCGGCTGACATGGACGATCTCGCCAAGGAACGCGAGGTGGCCCGTGCGTTGAAGAAGATCGAGCGCAACCTGACGCGCTTCGGTGCGCTGTGCTCCGTCCGGGGCTACATCGACCGGATCGTGACGCTGACCGGCACCCCGGCACCTCAAGGGCTGCTCGATCTGTGGAGCCAATACTACCTGCTCGACCGGGGCGAACGGCTTGGCTCGACGTACCACGCATATACGGGCCGATGGTTCCGACGCGGCGATGACGGGTTCAAGTACATCCCGAAGGACTTCGCTTTCGATCAGATCACCAACCGGATCAAGGATATTACCCTGAGCCTGAAGACGGAAGATTACGTCGACATGCCGCCCGTGATGCACAACGTCATCTCCGTCAAGCTGCCGCCGAAAGTGATGAAGGCGTACCGGGAGTTCGTGCGGACGCTGAACTGGGACGAGCACGACATCGAAGCCGTGAACAACGGGGTGCTGACGCAGAAGTGCCTTCAGGCGGCGAACGGTTCGCTCTACAGGGAAGACGGATCGACCGTCGAAATCCACGACCTGAAACTGGAAGCTCTCGACCGCGTGATTGAAGAAGCGAACGGCGCTCCGGTACTGGTGGCCTACAGTTATCGGTTCGACTTGGATAAGCTGCGGAAACGCTATCCGCAGGCCGAGGTTGTGGGCGAAGTCGCGGAAGTCGAGAAGCGGTGGAACCGGGGAGAAATACCCATCCTGCTCGCGCATCCGGCAAGCGCCGGTCACGGAATGAACTTGCAGTACGGCGGCTGCATAGCCGTGTGGTACGGACTGAACTGGAGCCTGGAGCTGTATCAGCAGTTCAACAAGCGACTGGTGCGACCGGGGCAGACCAAACCCGTAGTCATACATCACATCGTCTCGGAAGGAACAGTAGACGAAAGGGTAATGTCCGTTCTGCCCGAGAAAGAAGCGACTCAGGACGCGATCCTGGAAGCGACGAAATACGTTGACGAATGACCTAGAGTCAACAGCTTCATGCAGGTATGATACCTCCTGTTGAATCCTCAACAGGTGGAAAATGCTCACTCTCGATCAGTTCAAACGTGCCGCCGACATCCCGTTGGCATTGGCGGTCAAATGGTATCCGCACGTCGCTACGACGTTCCAGGAATTCGGCATCGACGGCCCGGACGCATGGTCGATGTTCATCGCGCAGGTCGCGCATGAGTCGAACGGCTTCAGTCAGGTATCCGAGTCGTTCAACTACAGTGTCGATGGGCTGCGTGCCACCTTCGGCAAACGGATCACCTTCAGCCAGTCGTCCCGGCTTGGCCGGCAGCCCGGCGAACGGATCGTGCCGCTTGCCCGGCAGATGGAGATCGCCAACCTCGTCTACGGCGGGCGCTACGGTAACGACGCTGCCGAAGGGTGGGAATTCCGTGGTCGCGGGCTGAAACAGGTCACGTTCAAAGACAACTACCGGGCGTGCGGGGCGGTACTGCGGATCGATCTGGTGGCTGAACCTGATTTGCTTCTGCAGGGCAAGTGGGCGGCACTGTCTGCCGGCTGGTACTGGTCGGCCAACGGGCTGTCTCAGTACGCGACCGACATCGTGCGGGCGACCAAGATCATCAACGGCGGGGCGAACGGACTCTCTGAGCGGAAGGAACGCCTCAAAATTGCTCGCGCTGCGTTTCAACAAACAGTTGCATAATCTGTCGAAAGTTGAGATAATCACCACACTTACTTAGTGGAAAAGGAGAGTAGGTGGACGACGTTGATCGTACAGCCGATAGGGCCGAGTTCGACCATATCGCGAATTTGAGTAAGTCCAGGAAGCCGGAAGGCCCGAAGCCGACCGGATATTGTTTGAACTGCGGGGAAACCCTGCAACCCGGTCATCGGTGGTGCGACGCTGACTGTCTCGAGGATTGGGAGCATGTATCTAAATCACGATCAAATTGAAGAATTCATCGCATCCGGCTACATGCTGGACACCGACCCGTCGTGCGTCAACGCGGCGTCTCTGGATGTCAGGTTGGGCGATACTATCCTGATGGAAGTTAATCCGAGCTTCAGAGCAAAGAAGTCCGTTGACTACCGGAAGCGCGAACGACTGGAGATGTGCGAGTACAAGCTGCCCGAGTCCGGCGTGTCTATCGCCCCCGGCCAAGTCTTCCTGGCGCACACCGTCGAGCAGTGCAACTTTCCGGAGGACGTGGCGGCGCTGTTCCGCATCAAGTCGTCGATGGGTCGGATGTTCATGGAACACATGGACGCCGGTTGGGTAGACCCTGGTTTCCACGGCAGCCTGACTCTCGAATTCAAGAACGAGAGTCAATACCACTCGATCCTACTGCGACCAGGCGACCGGATTGGTCAGTTGATCTTCATGCGCGGCGACCCGGTCAGCGAGGATAAGAGCTACCGGGCAAAGGGTAACTACAACGGCAGCGTCAGCGTTGTGCAGGTTGGGTACAAATGAAAGTCACCGTCGAAGACATGACGAACGACCGGCTGATGCGCCGGGCGTGTGACATGACACGGAAGCCCGGCGTGAAGCCTTCAACGATAAGCCGGGAAAAGTTGCTTCGGTGTGAGCATTCACCTATGCGACTGATCCGATTCTGGATCGAGTTGATCGGTATCCCGTCGTTCGTTTCCGTCCATCTGGCCCGTCACAAATTCGGCGTCGAGCATTTCGTCGAAAGCAACCGCGATGACCGGGGTGGCGTCGGTGATACGGAAGTCAATCGCCTGACACCCGTCAATCACGGGATGGAGATCAACGCGGCTGCTCTGATTGCGCTGTCTCGCAAGCGGCTCTGCTACTTGAGCCATTCACGGACGGTCGCGGTCGTTCGGCGACTTCGCAAGGTGATGTCCGATCTGTGTCCTGAAATGGCGGAGGCGATGGTTCCCGAATGCGTGTATCGTAACGGTTACTGTCCTGAACTGAAGCAGTGCCGTCCCGGACTTGAAAAAGTAGTGCTTGCTTATACGAGGAAGAAATGAACCCGTTTGCCACCAAACTCATGCCTTGGCATATCGCAGTCGCCCGTCGAACCTTCGTTGCCTGGGCGACACTTCCGATGATCGTCAGCGAAACATTCTGGAAAACGTGGGCGGAGGTTTACGGTCGGTGAGGGTCATAATTGCCGGTGGGCGAGACTTCGACAACTGGCTTCTACTCTGTCACGTTTTGGATGGCTACGGTAACATAACGCAGATCGTCAGCGGAGCAGCCCGTGGGGCTGACCAGATGGGCGAAAGGTATGCTCGGATTCGTTCGCTGCCGGTCGCCCGCTTTCCTGCCAACTGGGATTTGTACGGCAAACGGGCAGGCTTTCTGCGGAACGTCGAGATGGCAAACAACGCCGATGCGCTTGTCGCCTTTTGGGACGGAAGCAGCCGTGGGACAAAGCATATGATCGACACGGGCCGGAAATGTCGATTATTGGTGTCCGTTGTGCCGTATAACGTGGATGAACTCGTCTGATAGCGAGTAGAATCGCGGCGTCCTATATCCGGAAGCCGCGATGGAACACCTTTTTCCATTCTGCATTACTGACCGTCAGCGTGAAATCCTCCAGGCGATCATCGACAACGGTTCTCAGCGTGCAGCCGCCCGCGCACTCAACGTATCGAAGAACAACGTCGATCAGATGATGGCTGCGATCCGGAAGCGAGCAGCCAAGGCTGGTATCGCGCCTGACCGCGACCTGAACTACCCGCTGACCGACATTGAACGGCTGAAGGGTCGTTCGACACTCATCAACAAGAAGACCGGCGAAAGTCTGATCCAGTGGGTCAAGACCGACGTTAGCGCAGAAACGCTCGCCGAGATTATGCGCGATACGGTCGAGGCGCTGAAGGAAGACCTGCCGAAGTACGATCCCGTTCATTGTGAAGGCGGCGGCAAGGGAGACCTGCTCTCGGTCTACGTGATTACAGACTACCATCTCGGGATGAAATCCTGGTCGCATGAAACCGGGGCCGACTGGGACATGGACATCGCGGAGAACCTGCTGGTCAATTGGTTCTCAGCCGCGATCTCCCAAGCCCCGATGTCCGAGACTGCCGTGTTTGCCCAGTTGGGCGACTTCCTGCACTGGGACGGCTACGAACCCGTCACACCGACCCACCGGCATGTCCTCGATGCGGATACCCGCTACCGGAAGTTGGTGCGTGTCGCTATCCGGGTCGTCCGGAAGATCATTCAAATGCTGTTGCTGAAGCACCAGAAGGTCGTCGTCCTGATGGCCGATGCCAACCACGATCCGAGCGGTGGTGCCTGGCTGCGGGAGATGTTTGCGGAAGTCTATGAGGACGAGCCTCGCGTCAGCGTCGACACGTCAGCCGACACGTACTACTGCATCGAGCACGGGGAAACCTCGCTGATGTTCCACCACGGCCACCGACGCGGACTGAAGGACGTTGACCGGGTCTTCGCTGGCAAGTTCCGCGAGGTCTTCGGTCGCACGAAGTACAGTTACGCGCACCTCGGCCATCTGCACAGCAACGCTCTGGAAGAGACGCAACTGATGATCGTCGAACGGCACCGCACTCTGGCGGCACCGGACGCCTACGCCAGCAAGGGTGGATGGGTATCAGGTCGGGATGCGAAGGTCATCACCTACAGCAAACGCTTCGGCGAGGTTTCACGAATTACGATAAATCCCGAGATGGTGTGTTGACATTGATTCAACTTTAGGCAGAATGTGAATCGTCGATTGCATCCGAACAACTCTCACAAGGAGGTAACGGGCAGCAGTCGACACAAGAAGCGGGGTTGCGAACCTTTCTCTTTCCGGGATGTTGGTTTTCGAAACGTAGCCTCGCCCCTTGTTGGTGAATGCGTAGGCTGATTCAGGAAGGTCGGTTTCCAGCCCCCATCCGAGTCACGGCCAACGTGTCAGCCTTGGTCGACTCGGAAGTGGCGGAGTGGCAGAAGGCCGTACTGTCACTCCGGCACACCGGAGGCTCGGGATCGTTCATATCCCAAACCAGTCCGCACTTGTGACAGATCATCTGGTCGCTGTGTTGCCGGGCTTGGCATTTCATTTCAAACTCCGTTGCGAGTATTGCGCCAAACGCTCGGCAGTGATCGTCTCGGCTTCCGGCTTACCCGCCCATGTCAGCGTCTCGTCTTCCCCGTCGTTGTCGCGGATGGGTCGGAGGAATTTGTCGGCAGCGAAGTTATCTTGGCCGTGTACGATTCCAAGCATATTGAATTGAACCAAGGGAACATCCGTCAACCATCCGTCGCAGGCAGTCACTTTCCCAGGTATGCCTACCGTCGTATGGGCGGGAATAAACTCCAGGCAGCGAACGATCTTCCCGATGTTCGGAGAATGGGGAACTATAGACGACACGACAATAGCCAGATCACCTTTTTTGCAGTTCATTTTGCCAGTTCCTCGATTCTTCGCTGACATTCGTCAGCCGACAATCCCGTGAACATGGAGAGGATGTGGATGAGAGCCGAGCAACGCGGATCGCCGGCCTGCTGGTAAGTAAGAAACATACGTGCTTTGGTCATATTTTCACCGTCATTCCGTAAAGAGTACCGAGCGCCACAACGACGCAGCCTACGTCCGATATGAACAGGACGATGTTGTGGAGGATGGTCATAGCGCACCCGCGTATTGTAGGAATAGGATGAAGAGCGTCCCACCGAACCCGAGAACGAGCATTCCAACCAGGATGTCGAAGTAGAAGTCTTCGCGGACGTAATGCGGGCCGCAGTTGAACGCAAACGCGATCCCGCCGATGAGCCACACGATGAGTAACAGGGCGGTCATTCCGGCACCCTAGTGATCGTCAAGTCCATACTACCTGGCTCTGCGCTGTCACGACCGGCAATGCGTTTGGCGACAACGGCTGCGTGCGCTTCCAAGTGCGGGATGAGTACGTTGGCCTCACTATCTGTGCAACCGAGCGAACGTTGATTGTTGAGCAGTTCCCGCACGTAGTCGTCCATCGCGCTTAGTGCTCGGCAGGTCAGTTCGTGGCTGAATTCTTCGTACTCGATGGTCTTCATTTTCCTTCTCCGGTTGATTTGGTAGACATAGTATTCCACAGAAAGTTGAAGATTGCAATAAATAGTTGAAGTGTGGCATGATTGAGCCATGAACGAACCCAAGAAACGCGGCAGGCCGAGGAAAGCTCCGCCAGCCCCCGTGACCGCTGAACCGGAAGTCGATCTGATCGGCGAGCCGGAACCCATGAGCATGGACATCGCCGAAGTCTACGGCGGGGTGTCCGCGCATTGGCTCAGTCAGGTCTTCGGTCACGACAAGAATACGATCAAGAAGAAGATGGCTGCGGCCAACCTGGAGATCGTCGGCTACCGGAATGGCGGGCCGCTCTACCGGATTGCCGATGCAGCCGCGTGGCTCGTCAAGCCGAAGGTCGATCTCGTCTCCTACGTGAAGTCGCTACGCCCGAACGACCTGCCGCCGATGCTCAATGATGCCTACTGGGGTGCCATGCTGAAGCGTCAGAAGTGGGAAGAGAATGCCGGCGACCTGTGGCGCACGGAAGCCGTGCTGGAGGTCTTCGGCGACCTCGCGTTGTCCTTCAAGACGACCGTCAATCTGTGGGTCGAGGAAGTCGACCGGCAGGAAAGCCTGACGCCGGAACAACGGAAAATCCTGATGGAACTGACGGACAAGCTGCTGGAGCAACTGCACGAAGTAATGGTCGAAGCGCCCCGCAGGAAGAAGACCCTGAGTACGGTCGTCGAGGAAGGCGGTGTACAGGATATGGAGGCTGAGGAATGAAAATCACGGATAGTAAGAAGAACGTTCGGAATCTGCGGGCGCTAATCGACGAGGAAAAGGTTTTCGATCTGCTCGTTCGCCAGGTTGCGGAGGAAGTCGGAATTGATTGGTGTGACGAATGGTGCTCCGCGCGAGCGTACTACTCTACCCGCGATACCAGTTGTGGATTTAAGCGGGATGTCATCGTGGAAATTGAAATTGACTACGACAGCATGCCGACAAATGGAAACGACTAAAATCATTCTCGCGTTGATCGGTCTGAACACGATGATCGACTGGCTCAAAGGTGCGGTCAACATGGTCGAGTTCGTCTATTACGTCGGCCCGGTCGGCACGCTTCCGTATATTTGTCGATGAACAACAAATCTGAGGTGAGGTGTGAATGAGTTGGCTCTTTTCGCAGGCGCTGGTGGCGGATTGCTTGCGTCGAAAATACTTGGATGGCGCACCGTGGGTGCCGTCGAGTGTTCCGAATGGAACAGCGGCGTACTTGTGCAGCGACAGATCGACGGTCTCTTGGAACCATTCCCGATATGGGATGACGTGCGGACATTTGACGGAAGCCGCTACAGAGGTGTTGTTGACATCGTTTCTGGCGGATTTCCGTGCCAAGCATTTAGCTCGGCAGCGAGAGGGCGGAATATTGCGGAGAAGGACTTGTGGGGTGACATGCTCCGGATCATCTGCGACGCCGAACCAAGATTCGTATTCGGGGAGAATGTCAGCGCAAAAGCCGTCGATAGAGCGTGCGACGATCTCGAAGCGGTGGGTTATGAAACCAGAGCAGTTTCCCTTAGTTCGGCAGACATGGGTGGCGACCACGTTCGACAAAGACATTGGCTACTTGCATACGCCGACGACAAAAGGGAACTACTGCGCCCATTCAATGCGGAAATGGCCGTGCGCCAAAGCGTATCACACTGTGTTTGGCAAAGTAACTTCAACGAATCACGAATTCCTGATGGGCTGGCCGGAAGGGTGGAGCGACTTATCGCCACTGGGAACGGACAAGTACCTATCGTGGCTGTACAAGCACTTTTATTACTTGCCGGCTCAGACTGATGTCGTCGATCCGCTGATATGAACTTCCAAGCCATCGAAGAGATGATCGCTGCGAGTGCAGGCGGCATCCGACCTCCCGAGCGTCTGACCGTCTCACAGGTTGCCGAGCGATACCGCTTCCTGAACAACCCAGGTTCGTATGTCGGCTACTGGGACAACACGATTGCGCCGTACCTCGTCGAACCGATGGACGTGCTGACGAGCCTCGATTACGTCGGGATGATCTTCGCCGGGCCGGCGCGGACGGGCAAGGCATTGGCACTCGACACGCCGATTCCAACTCCGATGGGCTGGACGACGATGGGCGCTTTGAAGGTCGGGGATGCCGTCTACAACGAGAACTGGCAGACCGAGCGTGTGGTGGCTGTCAGCGAAGTAATGGTCGACCGCCCATGTTACCGAGTTCAGTTTTTCGACGGCGATCCGATTGTTGCGGATGAGCAGCACCAGTGGGTGATTGACGGATACTCAAAGCCCCTGAAAACCGTGGGCTTGCAGTCTGGAATGCGTATCGAGCGGGGAGATTTCAAGATCGCCGCACGTGAGTTCTTTACCGTGTTCAATGTTGTTCGCGTCGACTCCGTTCCGGTAAAGTGCATCCAGGTTTCCGGGCGGTCGCGTCAGTATCTCGCCGGGAAGAGTGCCATCCCCACCCACAACAGCGACATGTTCTTCAACTGGCTGACCTACACGGCCCGCAACGATCCTGCCGACATGATGCACGTCCTGATGACGCAGAGTGTCGCACGGGACTGGTCGCAGAAAGACCTGAGACGGGCGTTCCGCCATTCCAAGGAACTCGGCTCGACGGTCGCGCCTGGCCGGCACAATCAGTCGACGCACTCGATCCGCTTTCTGTCGGGAATGCACCTGCTCGTCAAATGGCCGACCATCACCGAGTTGTCGGGCAAGACGGTCGGGCGCAACTGGATTTCCGACTACGACCGGATACCCGAGTCCATCGATGGGGAAGGTAACGCCTACGACCTGACCGCCAAGCGAGGGCAGACCTTCCGGCGTAATGCCATGACCGTGGCCGAGTCATCACCGGGTTTCGACATCGAAGACCCGAAGTGGATGGGTAAGACGGCGCACGAAGCTCCGCCGACCAAGGGTATCCTGTCGCTATTCAACCGGGGAGACCGGCGACTGTGGTATTGGCGCTGCCCGCACTGCGCGGAAGCCTTCGAGCCGCACTTCAAGTATCTGCGCTACCCGGATTCACGCGATCACGTTGAAGCGGCTGAAGCCGCGTTCATGGCCTGCCCGAAATGCGGCGGGGTGATCCATCACGAAACCCGCAACGGCGTTCCGGGGAAGCACGAGCTAAATCAAATCAGCGAGGGCAACGCCCGGTGGGTCAAGGATGGCGAACTGTGGGTGCCGCGCAACGGGGTGATGGGCGAGACGCTTGAAGGCAAGCCGTTCCGCTCGGACATCGCGTCGTTTTGGCTCAAAGGCCCGGCAGCCAGCTTCACGACATGGCGTGAACTGGTGCTCAAGTACCTGAAGGCTGAAGAGGAATACGAGCGTACCGGTTCGCAGGAGTCGCTGAAGACGACGGTCAATACCGACCAGGGGATGCCGTTCACGCCGAAGGGGTTGGAGAACGGGCGCAAGCCGGAAGACTTGAAGTCGTCAGCACAGGACTTGGGCGAACGGCTCGTACCGAAGGGCGTCCGCTTCCTGACGGCCACGGTTGACGTGCAGGCCAGCCGTTTCGAGGTACAAGTGCACGGTTACTCGGAAGGTGGTGACATTACGGTGATCGACCGTTTCGCCATCAAGAAGTCGATGCGCCGGGATGAAGACGGTGACGTGGAGCGCGTTCGTCCGGCCTCCTACGTTGAAGACTGGAAACTGCTCATCCCGCAAGTCATGTTGAAGACCTACCCACTGGCAGACGAGTCCGGTCGCCGGATGGGCATCTTCCGCACCGGCTGCGACTCGGGCGGCTCGCATGACCGGAAGAATGACTCGTCCGTGACAAAGGTGGCCTACGAGTTCTACCGGCTGTTGCGCGACTCGGACGGTACGGAATTCCCGGAAGGACTGCATCAACGCTTCCGGCTGCTCAAGGGCGGCAGCACGAAGGGTGCGCCTCGCGTGCAACTTTCCTTCCCGGATTCCGAGCGGAAGGATCGCTCGGCAGCGGCACGGGGCGAAATCCCGGTACTCATGCTCAACACGGAAGCCCTGAAGGATCAGTTGAACGTGATGCTCGACCGGAAGACACCGGGCGGCGGGCGTATCGTTTTCCCGGACTGGCTGCCTGACACCTTCTGGCAAGAGGTCTGCGCGGAAATCCGGACAGCGAACGGCTGGCAGAAGGTCAGCCCGCGAAACGAAGCATGGGATTTGCTGGTGTACGCGATAGCCTTGGCGCTCGAACGCCCGATCAAGATCGAGAACCTGGATTGGGCCAACCCGCCGCGGTTTGCCGACGAGTGGGACGACAACGAGATGGTCGTGTGGCCGGCTGAGTCGGCGAAGCCTGTCAAAGAGCAGAAACGATCTCTCGCTGATTTGGCATCACTGCTTGCGTAACTCAACTTTCGCTTTGAAATTCAACCATCGGGTAGGTATGATTCGCTCCAAGACACCTCTTGGGGAACCCGATGGCCGACCTTTCCAATCAACTGGCTGAAGCTGAAGCGGCTTATCACGCCCTGATGATCGGCCAGTCGGTTGCCGAACTCCGTGACAGCAATGGCGAACTGGTGCGCTATACGCCCGCCAGTGCCAGCCGTTTGCTCGTCTATATCAACTCCCTGAAACAGCAGCTTGGTCTGCTGCCGAGCGGCGCGTTCGCACCGGGGAGGGCGTTCTTTTGAGCTACGTCGACCCGCTGATCGGAGAAGTCGCCATGCAGGGGGCGTTTGACGCTTCCAGCCGGTTCTCCCACGAACTCGCCCTGTGGTCGCCCCCGATGCAGTCTGCCGACCGCGACCTGCTGCCTGAGAAGGCGGTGATGGACAGCCGGGTACGCGATACCCTGCGGAACGACGCCATCGTGCAGGCCGGCTCGACGATCCAGAAGGATCATATCGTCGGTGAGATGTTCATGCTCAACGCCAAGCCAAACTTCACGGTTCTCGGGCTTGACGAAACTTGGGCTGAAGAGTTCCAGGAAGAAGCGGAAAACAAGTTCACCCTGTATTCCGAGTCTACGCGAAACTACCCGGACGCCATGCGTATGCAGACGTTGACCGGACTGGTTAGGTTGGCCGTTGGCGTGCATACGATGGCCGGGGAAGTCCTCGCCTCCGTCGAATGGATGCGCGGTCAGCGTCCGTTCTCGACGGCGCTCCAGATGATCGACCTCGACCGCCTGTGCAACCCCTACGGCGAGATGGACACGAAATACCTGCGGCGCGGCGTCCATCGTGACAACTACGGTGCAGCCCTCGGCTACTGGATTCGTCGCGGCCATCCGACCGACTACACGGACACGGAAGGCTACACATGGAAGTACGTGCCGGCGACCCGTGGTCAGGTCGTTGGTGTCCCAGGATGGGATCGCCTGCAGATGATCCACATCGTCGACCAGTGGCGTCCCGACCAGTCGCGTGGCGTCGCCATGATGGTGGCCGCGCTGAAGGAAATGAAGATGACCCGGAAGTTCCGGGATGTCGTCCTCCAGAATGCCGTGCTAAACGCCAGCTACGCCGCCTCCATCGAATCCGACCTGCCGACCGATGTCGTGATGCAGCAGGCGGGCGGGATGGACGGCAACGCGATCAGCAACTACGCCGCGTCGTACCTCGGTGCGATTGCTGAATATACCGGCTCCAGCCGCAACTTCATGATCGACGGGGTGAAGGTTCCGCACTTCTTCCCCGGAACGAAGATGAAGTTGCAGAACGCCGGGACGCCTGGCGGCATCGGAACGAACTTCGAAGAGGCCATGCTGCGCTACATCAGTGCTGCCCTTGGCGTCGGGTACTCCGAACTGTCGAAGGACTACAGCAAGGCCAACTACTCTAACCTGCGGGCCGAACTCGCGCAGACCGGACGCCGGATGCGCGTGCAGAAGAAGGAAGTGGCTGACCGTTTCGCCACGAACTTCTACCGCCTGTGGCTGGAAGAAGCGATCAACCGCAAGGAGATCACCGCCCTGCCGAAGAAGGTACCAAGTTGGTACGAAGGGTTGAACGCGGAAGCGTACTCGTCCTGCGACTGGATCGGCGCGTCGAAGGGTCAGATCGAGCCACTGAAGGAAACCCAAGCTGCCGTGCTGCGCGTCAACAACGGCCTCGGCACGCTGGAAGACGAACTCGGGTCGCTCGGGAAGGACTGGCGTACCGTCCTCCGCCAAGCGGCACGCGAGAAGAAGATGATGGAAAAGCTCGGCTTGGAATTCGGGCAGGACAAGAATTCGCAGAACATGATGAACGCCGCCAGCGGTACACCGAGCAACGGCGGCGACTCTCCCCGCAATGCGGTCGACACGGGGAGCAACTGATGAACACCTTCATCGAAAACAACCCGAGTATCCCGCGACCCAGTAACAAGGTGTTGGCCGACATGGCTTACGACCTGTGTATGGCTCTCGACAAATGTCCCGCCAGCCCTGAGATGACGAACGCCCTGCTGATGGCGCTGAATCTCCACGCCTACCTCCGAAAGCCCCAAGTGGTGACGCTATGAACAATCCGCTGATTACCCGATTTGCCAACTCCCCGGTGATGGTCAGCCGGGAACGCGCCGACTGGCTGAACAACTGCATGTACATGCTGGCTGCCGAACTGCCGAAGCTGCGCGAAGGCATGACGACCGGCGACGACTACTGGCCCGAAGAGGACTCGTGGTACGCGCAGGTCAAGCCGTACAAGGTCGAGAACGGTACGCTGTCCATCCCGGTCAAGGGCGTCCTGCTGCACGACTTCGAATTCCAGGCGTGGGACTATGCGACCGGCTACACCTACATCCAGAAGGCGTGGGAGCGAGGCATGGCCGATCCCGCCGTTCAGCGGATCGCGCTCGTCATCAACTCGGGCGGCGGTGAAGTCGCCGGCAATTTTGATCTGGTCGACAAGATGTACGCGACCAAGGAAAAGCCGGTCTGCGCGATGCTCAACGAACACGCTTACTCCGCAGCCTTCTCGATTGCCTCGGTCGCCGACCGTATCATCATCCCGCGAACGGGTGGCGTCGGGTCGGTCGGTGTGGTGACGGCACATGCCGATTACTCCAAGGCGCTGGACGATGCCGGGGTGAAAATCACGTTTATTTATGCCGGCGACCACAAAGTTGACGGCAATCCCTACGAACCACTGCCTGAAGATGTCAAAAACAGGATGCAGGCACGTATCGATGGGTTGTACGATATTTTCGTATCGACGGTGGCCCGAAATCTCGGGATCGCAGAAGAGGCTGTACGCGCTACGGAAGCACTGACCTACAGTGCGGAAGAAGCGGTCAGCGTCGGCTTCGCTCACGAAATCCGAGCCTTCGAAGAAGCAATGGCCTCCTTCGGTGGCCGTTTTCAAACCATAGGAGATGTAACCATGAGTCAAGAAGACCAGAACGCCCAAGCAACGGTCGATCTGGACGCGGCTCGCGCCGAAGGCCGGAAGGAAGGTGCTCTGGCCGAGCGTGATCGCATCCAGGGAATCCTCGCTTGCGACGAAGCCAAGAATCGTCAGGATTTGGCTTTCCACCTTTCGATGAAGTCCGACCTTTCGGTTGAAGCTGCTCAGGCTATCCTGGCTGCTGCGCCCGCGAAGGCCGAACAGTCGGAAAACCCCGGTAGTGCCTTTGAAGCCGCTATGGCGAAGGGAAACCCGGAACTCGGTGCTGAAGGCGGTGAGCAGAAGGAAATCTCTTCCGCGCAGCAACTCATCAATGACTACAAAGCCTACACCGGCTTCGGGAGCAAGTAACCATGAGCAATATTGATTACTCTCAGTACGGTATCGCTGAACTCAACACCGACAGCTTCGCGCAAGTCGAACTGTTGGCCGGCGACACCCCACCCATCGTCACGGACTACGGTCTGCTTGGCGCCACCCTCAACGGCGGCACGGGCGCTGTCGCGTGGACTCCGGTCTTCGTCGATCCCGCCACCCGCGCAATCACAGTCGCCCTGTACGGCACGCAAGCTCCCAACGCCATCGTCGTGGCTACCGTGCCTGCGGGTTCCGGCGCTACCTCGACCGTGCAGGTCTACAAGGCCGGCATGTTCAACCTTCGCGCTCTCAACTGGCCGGCGTCCTACGACACCGACGCCAAGAAGTTGGCAGCTTTCGTAACTGGTGGCGGCAATCAGATTTATCTGAAGGCTCCGGCAGTCGTCTAACCAAGAGGAAATCATCATGGCAATCAACGTTCAACTGTACGATACTGATACCCTCTTGGGTCTGTACCGCGAAGTTCAGGAGCCGTCGACCTACTGGCGTAACCTGTGCTTCAACTCGGTCATCACCTTCGAGGACGAGTATATCGACTTCGAAAAAATCCGCGAAGGCCGCAAGCTGGCCCCGTTGGTCGTGCCGACTGTCCAGGGTCGTGCGGTCTATTCCGAAGCCTCCAACGTGACCCGCATGAAAGCGGCTTACGTCAAGCCGAAGGATTCCGTCTCCCCCGGTCGCGTCATCAAGCGTCGTCCCGGCGAAAACCTGTTCGCGCAGAACTCGCTTTCCCCGCAGGCCCGCTACAACGCCATCATCGGCGACATTCTCCGCGTCCATCGTGAAACCATCGACCGTCGTGAAGAGTGGCTGGCTGCTCAGGCCATCATCAACGGCAAGATCACCCTTTCCGGCCCCGACTACCCGACCCGCGTGGTCGACTTTGGTCGTGACGCGCAACACACCATTACCCTCGGTGTCGGTGCACGTTGGGGTGATGCCGGCGTGAAGCCGATGACCGACATCCAGACCTGGATCGACCGCGTTCGTCGCGCTCAGTTCGGTGGCCCGGTCAACCGTCTGACGGTTGGTTCCGCTGTTCTGCCGGTTCTGCTGGCCGACGCCGACGTGTTGAAGCAACTCGACACGCAGACCCGTGGCACCAACGCCGACCTGAACACCGGCCTGCGTGCTGGCGAGTACGTCGAGTACATCGGCAAGCTCGGCCCGAACCTGGAACTGTGGGTCAACTCCGACTTCTACGAAGACCCGGATACCGGCACGGCAACCCCGTACCTCGATCCCAAGTCCGTCCTGCT